GACCGCGAACTCCACGGCGGTGTCGTTGACGAACGCGGCTTTGAGCGTGTCCCAGATCGCGACGGAGGTATCGCCCAGCAGGCCGAATTCGAGCGGGCCCGCTTTGAGACCGCAGAGGTTCATGACCCAGGTGTTGAGGCGCGACTTCACGGCCGCCTTGCTTTTGTCGAGTCCGAGCGAGACATCGATAGCGGTGGTGATCAGCACCCAGACCGGGCTGCCGTAGGTGCCGGAGTTGTAGTAGAGGTTTTCATTGACGCCTGAAAGCAATTGGCCTGCCATGGTCCGCTCCGGATGTTGTAGGGTGGGTCAAGCGTACTCGCGCCGACCCACCGGGCGTGATTCATACGGGCGGTTCGGTGGGTCGGCGCGAGTACGCTTGACCCACCCTACAAACTGTTTTCCCACAGCTCCGGCGCCTTCTCGAGCTCGGTGTCGAACGCCGGCTGCATGAACGGCCGCGGCTGGATCGTGATCGATACCGGCTTGCCGTGCCGCATGATCAATGATTCGCCGCCGTGCTCGAGAGCTTCCAGCGCTGTCGGCGAGCCGCGGTGCAACAGCAGTGGGCCCACGATCACGTTCTTGGTCGCCGGTTCCACGACGAAGAGAATGTGATCGCGGATCAGGCCCAGGTGGCTCGAGGGCGGCGCGCCCGGATCGCTGATGCTCTTGCGCTGGCGGAGCGAGGTCTTGGCCCGCTGGCGGACGAAGGCGCCGAACCGGGTGAGCACTCGCAGCGACGCCCTCTCCGTGGCGTCCATTACCTTCTCGCGGTCGAGGATGTTTTGTTTCAGAGCCTCGGCCGAGATCTCGATCACCTTGTCACCATGTCACCTTGTCATCGTGTCATGGCCGGTACCCGCGAATGTCCAGGGCGATGAGCGTCTCCCAGGTCCTCTGGGCGTAGAGCTGGGATAGACCATAAACGTCGCGGCGGTCCGCCTTCAAATAGCCCCAGTTGCCGGTGATGGCGACCAGGTGGCCGTCGTCGAAGTAGTTGTGGATCTGCTCCGCCAGCAGCGAGAATTTCTTGAGGTTGGCATCGTCGGTCGGCTCGATCATCCTTTGCAGGTCGATGGCGACGCCGTAATCCGTCTGGCGCTGGTTGCGGCTGATGCGCTGACGCTCGATCGTGAGCGGCACGACCGCGACCTTGAGCGCCGCCAGGTCGGCGGCCTTATACCACGGGGCCCGCGTGCGTACCGCCGTGGCGCCCTCGGCGACGAAGACGGCATTCCACGGACGCAAGGCGCTGTTGAGCTCGGCTACCACGGCGTCGGCGAGCGTGTCCTCCCAGGCCTCGGCCGCGGCGGCCGCGGTGAGGCTCTGGAAGACGCTGTTGCTCATCACGTAGGGGAGGCTGCTCGTGTTGAGGCCCACCCATACATAGAAGCCCTGCTGGGTGAGATTGATGGTGCCGTCGCCCACGCGCGTGCCGACGCTGGCAAAGGCGGGCGTCGCGCCCATGACGCCGGTCCACAGTGCCGCCCAAAGCGTCGTGCTGACTCCGCCGGTACCGGAGAGCGTGGCCACGCCGCCGGTGCCGTCGCCGTTGTCGCTGATGGTGAGCGCGAGGGTCATTTACGAATCACCCTCCGCAGAAACAATCCCGTGGCCGAGGTGACGGCGGGACTAAGGGCGGCTTCGATCGCCGCCTTTATCGCTGTGTAACCTGGCACCAATAGATGGGTGTGGTCCGTGTCCCAGTATGTGGGATTTCCAGTCCACGGCGATGTGCCCGCAAGCTGCGCTGGCAGTGTCACCACGGCGTCGGCGCCACTGTTGCCCGCGGCGATCCAGGTGTTCACCGTGCCGGCATCGGTCCGGTTTTGCGCGCTGAAGCCGGAGCGGTCCATGATCGGCACGATCACGACTTTCCAGCCGGCGGCATGGCGCGCGGTTACGTAGGTAGTGATGCGTCCTTCCAGCGTCGCAGCGGAATCACCACCTATAAGGTCGTTGGTGCCGCCCCAGAGAACAACCTGGTTTTGCCCGTACGTTGTCGCATCGTAGAACACGTCCACGTTGGCCGCGGCATTCGTGTTCATCGTCGCCAGCGTTTCACTGGCGATGCCGTTGTTCAGAATCATCCAGTCGGCGTGGTCGGTGGCCATCTGATACGGATAGCTGTTGAGCAGCGTGTTGCCGTAGAAGGTGTCGGTGCTGTTGTACCCGTAAGTGAGCGAATCGCCGTCGCACACGACCTGCCGTGTGCGCGATGGGATGGACCAGTCTGATTTTAGGGCAGCTATGACCTGGGCGGCCTGCGTGGGCGTGTGCACGGCGTTATAGACGACGATCGCCTTGATCCAGGTTGGTGCGTTTACGGCGCCGTTTTGGCGCAGGATCGTGAGAGGATTGCCGGTGCCGGTATAGTCGCCGAGCGTAAAGCCGGTGTTGGCGTAATGTGCGGGCAGGATCTTCGTTCGACTGATCGCGTCCCGATAGAAAACTGTGTGTGCGGACGAGGCAACGACCCCGGTGATCACGTCCTGACACTGCCCCGGCATCCAGACGCCGGAATTTGGATTGTCGGCGGCCTCGAAGTAATAAGTTCCGCTTGTGCCGTCGCTGTAGATCATGCCTTGCGCGTGCGTGCCCGTGTCCCACAGGCAGCCGCCATAGCTTCGATGCACGATGTAGATGGAGACGCTATCGCTGGCGCTGGTAAACAGGCTGTTGGACAGCCTGTCCGGAGCGGTCGGGTCAAACCACACGACGGGATTCGATGCCGGATCGAATTGCAATTGCGGCCTGTTCGCGCTGGTGGCCTGCGTGGCGTGCTTGGCGCCGCCGGAAAAGTCTTGCCAGCCGGCAATGAGATCGCCCGCGACGGTTGCCGGCGTCGTAAGGCCCGTATCCTTGAAGAGCCCCTGTCGCGAGTCGTACCACAGAGCTGGGGAAAGCGGCGGTGTGGTTGGCATCAATTGTTCTCGGCGATCAGCGCGATATCGAAGTTCTGGGCGTTGTCCGGCGTGAAGCCGTCGAGCGTCTCCAGGAGGCCGTAGAGGTTCGCGTCCGCGGGATCGGCGACGTAGCCGAGCATGATGTTGTTGGCGATCGCGTAGGCCGTATCGGAGCCGGCGCCTTCGGTGGCGGCCGCGGGGAAGGTGATGCAGCCGACGTAGATGGCGCGATCGGCCCACTTGAGCGTGTAGGCGGCGCCGTCCACCGGAATCGTCGGGGTCGCTTGCGTGAACAGGTGCAGGCGATACCGCGCGACGTTGCCGACCTGGCTGGTCTGGATCTTGGCGGTGGTGAAGTAGCCCGAGCCCCCCTTGAGGCGGGCCACGCCGGTGAACGAGATGACCGCCGGTGCGCTCACCGAGTTATTGACGGCCTGATTGGCGAGGTAGGCGGTCGTGTTGCCCGGCCGGGTGAAGGCGCCTTTGATCTTGACCGTGTTGCCCTGGCGCTCGGCGGTGATGTTCATGGTCCGACTCTTTTTGAGTAGGACGGCTCTCCCGAGCCGTCGTTGGCGAATCGCGGGACGGCTCGGGAGAGCCGTCCTACAAAGTGCCGATGAATTTCGTGTGCACGCGCACCATCGTCTGGTACGGGTCCGTGTAGCGCCAGGCCGGCTCGCTGCCGAGGGCCATGGCCCGGAACTGCTTGGTCACGGCGCCATAGGTGACCTGGAAGATATCGCCGGCGGCGGGCTCGACCTGGCCGGCGCCGAAGTTGTAATCGCTCGCGGTCAGCACAGCGTCGGCATCGGGGCGCTCGACCTTGGCGTTGCCCTCGCGGTCGCTCGTGCGCATCACCTGGCTGGCGAGCGTGCCGATCACGGTGATCGATTGGAGGCCGCGGATAATCGTGATCGAGGTGCCCAGGTTGGTCTTGAGCTGGCCGGCCAGCCAGATGGCCGCGGCGGCGAGGACTTCGGCCATTGGGCCACCATGGTAGGGTGGGTCAAGCGTACTCGCGCCGACCCACCGTCTTTCGCGTGTCGGTGGGTCGGCGCGAGTACGCTTGACCCACCCTACGTTTGTGCGTTACGCGCGCCTGTACTACTGCTTGCCGTCGAGGATCTGGAAGAGGTCGTCGGCGTAGATCGTGACCTTGAGCTCGGGATGGTGGGACTTCGTGCCCTTGGCCAGCGCGATCACGACCTTGTCGGTCTGATCCGCGGCGGCGGCGCAGGCCTCGGCGATGTCGCCGGCCTGCACCTCGATCATCTCCTTGGCGTAGTGGTCGAGCGTGCCGTCCGGTCGGTAGATGGGGTCGCGGAGGCCGCGGGTCTTGCCGCCAACTTTGAGGGCGTCGCGGAGGCGTTCAATCGCGGTCATCGGGTAAGCTCCAAATCACAAAATCCAAATCACAACAAAACCCAAAAACCAAATTCAAAAAGGCGCGCCGGGTTTGGACACCTCTCCCGAATCCTTGCCCGGCGTCTCGCCTAGTTCATGGCGTTCACTTGGAGCAAATTCTCGACAACGTCGTTGGCCGCGCCGGTGGTCGGCGAGCTGCCGGTCAGCACCAGGTTGATCAAGGCGTTCTCGGGGATCGTCGTGAACGATGGCGTCGTGATGCCGCCGTGGGTCGTGCCGAAGATGGGCTGGCCCTGGAAATACTGTGTGTTCGAGCCGTTGGCCCCGTACTTGAACCAGTTGCCCAGCAAGGACCAGCCGACGGCGTTGCCCGTCTGCACGCCGGAGTCGAAGAGCAAGACGCCGGCGCCGGCGCCGGTGACGGTGCCGCCGGAGATGACGCCGTTGGTCACCGTCTGGCCGGCCATGGTCGGGTTGGCCCAGATCTTGATGCGTTTGTTGTTGCCATTGGCGGCGAATTTGCCCTGGGCGAGAACGTATAGGCCGCGGCCCTTGAGGTCGAAACAGTTGGCGGCCAGCACGATACCGTCCAGGATGTCGTCGGTGGTGTCGGCGCCGTTGCCTGCGACCGGGTTGCCGATATTGCGATAAAGGTTGCCCTCCTCACCGAAGCTGGAGAATTGGCCGGCCGCGAAGGTCGCGCTGCCGAAGCGCATCTCGGGCTCGGGATCGTGAAGCACCAGGCACACCCCGGCGGCGCCGGTCGGGCCGCCGTCGCTGAGGTTAAGGTTCGGGCCGCCGACGATCTGCCCGAAGGGGACGCGGTTGGCGCCGACCTGGGCGGTGACCTGCTGGAGAACCGAATCCCAATACACGAAAATGCCGTTGGCATAGGCCGCATCGCTGGCCATTTGGTAAATGCCGCCGAACGCCGCCAGGGCGTCGAGGATCGTGGTGGTCCCGAAAGGCGGGTTGTCTTCATGGGCGACGAACGGAATGCCGCCGACAACGACGACATCGCCGGCGTTGTACGAGGAGCCGGGCGCGCCGTACTTGACCATGAGCGGCTTGCCCATCACGAAACTTGCCATTACCATCGGGAATCTCCAGGGAAGCCAAGAAATCAAGAAGCCAAGAAGCCAAGCGGGCTACGCGCCCACGGCATACACGCCGCCACGGAAGTTTTGTTGATTGCTGCCGAAGGGCATCGTGCCGCGGATCGAGATGCCGAGCTTGTCGAACTGGTAATCCGGGCTGGCCGTCAGCACCGCCGGCGTGTCCACCCCGTTGAGGAAACAGACCTCGATCACCGCCAATGCGACCGGGTTGAACAGAATCCACCAGGCCGTGGCGGAATTCACATAGTTCGCGTTTTCGATGTAACGAGAGAGCACCGGCTTGCAGTAGCCCTGCCAGACGTTCTTGTCGGGCTGGAGCGAGGTCGAGGCTCCGCCGTAGACGATGGCCGCGGCCTGCAAGAGCGCGGTAGCGGTCTGCCAGTTGCTCGGCCCGAAGAGCAGCACGGGTTGCACGCCGTCGAAACCCAGCGGGTTGCCGTTGGGGTCGATTTGGTTGTCGAACAGCGCCTTGACCGTTTGCAAGGAAGAGGGCTGCAGCGCCGAGCCGCCGCCGGAAGTTTTGTTCGGTTTGTACGCCGTGCCGGCCCGCATCGCGGCCGAGGTGGTGGAGGAGGTGGTCCTCCAGAAGGCGTTGCCATCGTCGCCGTTCACGGTGCCGGCGGCCATGTTTTTCCACAGCGTCCAGATATTGTCGTTGAGCGCCAGGCCGGCACCCTGGCCGATCTTCTGCGGCGCGCCGGTCAACATCGATAGATCGTCGTTGACGATGTGCGTCCATGGCAGGGTCAGGATGCGGCCGAACGGAGCGGCCACATTCGCGAAGGCCTGGTCGCCGAGGCTGGCATTTTCGAGCTCGCCCGACGGGCCGAGCTGCTTGTACATGACATCGCCGAGCAGGTTGATCGACTTGACCGGTTTGAAATCGTTCACGGGCCGGATAGCGCAGAAATCACGCCAGGCCTGTTCCGTGAAGAGATAACCTTGAAGGGCGAACTTGTTAAGCACGTTCGCGAGGATGTTGGAAATCGACAGGTTGGAGCTGCCTTCGGCGCGAATCGTCTGATGGTCCCACACGCTCATCATCGAGCGGATGCCGACTTCCGAGCGGAGGTCGAGGGAGGCGCCATCGCCGCCCAGGCAGGCGCGGAAAATCTGTTGCAGGCCAATGCGGCCCTTGAACAGCGTGTGCGCTGCCTGCTGGACCTGGTCGGTGTAGCGCGCCCGCAAAGTGCCCTGGGCCTCGGCCTGAACATATTGGGGAACCCGGCGACGCGAGCCTTTGCCGTCCGGCGTCGGCTCATTGTAAAAACTGTCATCGTTGAGCAGGAACTGGTGCCGCGTGGCGTGCAGGATGGCCGCCTCGATCACAGCCTCATCGGCGCCGGGCGTGGTGGTCGAATAGCCGAGTCCGCCGGCGATGCCGACGCCCGGACCGGGCCGTGCGGCGCGGAGGGCGAGCAGCTCGGCCCGCTCGGGGGCCCAGTTTTCGGCGATGGCATGCGCGGTTAAATTGACCTTCCGTTTTGCGCCGTTCTCTTCGATTTCGACATGGGTAACGCCGTATTGATTGACGGCGGCAGTGATGGCCGCTTGGCGCACGTGCTCGGCCGCGGCGTCGCGCCGCAAACTGGCCATGACGTCGTCGGCCTCGGCCTGGAGCGTGGCCGTGGCCTTGGATTTGGCCTTCTTTTTCGGCTTCTCGTCCTCGTCCTCGTCTTCGTCTTCCTCATCGTCGCCGGCCTTCATGCACTTTTTCAGGCTGGCGCGGGCCTCGTCCGCGGTCATCTTGTCGATCTCGGCCTCGCTGTACTTGGCCAGCTCGAGCTTGCCCGCTGCACGCAATTCGGTCATCAACTCTTTGAGCGCGGCTTGGAACGGATTCATCAAATTCCCCTTGCTTGCGGCCACGGTTGCCGACGTTTTGCCGTCGGCTCCCAGCGGCACAAAACTGATTTCGCCTACTTCGGTCTCGCGGCTGATCGTCATGGGCCCCGTGATCTGGCGGCCGTTGACGATCGTTTTTTTGCCCGCCTCCAGAAACTCGCTGCGGATCGGGTTGGCCCCGACCGAGAGCTGCCACTGGAAGCCATTGCGGGCCGGCTTGACGACCTTGTCGACGTGCTCTTCCTGGCCGGAAAAAACGCCTTTGACCTCGATCCCATCGCGGCTGGCTTTCACCGAGGTCGTATGGCCGACGATCTGCTCGTGATCGTGCTGCCGGAGCGCCGGCCGGTGCTGGCTCGGGATCTTCACCCCGTCCAGGTCGATAATCAGGGGCTGCCACCAGCCCTCGGGACGCATCGGGGCGCCCGTGTAAGCCGTGCCCTCGAATGTCGCCAGCTTTTCCTCGCCGGCGGCCGCGGCGATCTGCGCCGCGCCCTCCCCGGTGATCCGGAACTCGCGCGGATCGTCGCGCTGGCTGGCTTTAATCCGCATTGGCCATCTCCGCCGCGTCCGCGTCGTTCTTCTCGGTCCGCTTGAGCGGATCGCCGAAAACCAGCTTGAGGCGCTCGATTTCTTCCTTCTCGCGCGCCTGTTGCTCCATCACTTCGCGCCAGTCGTACCCGCGGCTGGCCCAGAATTCTCGCCAAGTCAGCGTGCCCGCGTTCAGCTGGCCGATGTCGGCCTTGGTGTCGGCCTGGGCGTCGAGCGTCGCGAAGCCTGGCCAGTGCCATTCGTGCGGCGTTCGCGCCAGCGTGGCGCCGTCAGGCAAGAGCTTTGGGATCCGCCTGGCTTCCTCGAACCAGGCCCGCCACAGCGGATCAAGGCAGGTATGATTGCATTGACCGCGTTCCACACGCAAACTGCTGCGGTAATCGATGTGGTCAAGTTTCGCCGACGAAAAATTGAACTTCTGGGAGGTCCCCAGGGCGCGATTGAGGGGATAGCACAGCGGCCGGCAGGCCTCACCAAGGCATTTCTCGTGGAACTGATCGTAGGTCGTGTTTGGCTCGCCGCTCTGGTATTGTTTGAGCACGTTGCCGCCGGGGAGCGTCGTCATCATACCGCGATCGATTGGGATGCTATCGAACGGTTCGGGCGTGTCGGCGCCGGTCTGATCGCCGCTCGCTTCCGTCTCTAAGACCGCCGTGAAATTGGCCGCAATTTGCGCTTTCTGGAGGACCGCCTTGCGATAGGCGCGCAGCTCGCCGAACAGGTCAAGGGATGACGTGAAGACGGGAATTCCCCGGACCTGGCCGGGCCTGAATTTGAGGAAATAATGGCAAATGTGCCGCTTATTGACCGTTTTCACCTTGAGCGGATTGAGGTCGCGAAACCACAGGTCGCCCGGATGGTGCTCGAGAACCTGGTAGCTGACGGGCCGGCCGGTCACGGGATGAAGCGTTAGGCCGTCCACCCACAATAAATCGAGCTTGGCCGGCGCCGGGCTGGTGACCTGGTCGGCCTCGACGTCCACCGGATAGAGCTTGACCGAGTTGTACAAGTCCTCGACCGTCTTGAGGACCAGGAAGCCCTCGCCGTCGACGGTGCGCGCGAGCTTGCAGGTCCTCAATTTTTCGGTGAGATCGACTTCATCGGCCCATTCACGCCAGGCAGCCTCGATTTGGCGGTTGTAGGCCGGGTCGTCTGTAAGGACCT